AAACTATTTGAAAAAATAGCAACTGCTAAAGAAAAATTAGAAACACTAGAACCTTACAGAGGAGAAGAATAATGGACGATCTATTAATAATAGATAAACTTAAGAGGTCCATATCCAACGCACAACTACAAATTCAAGAAACAATGATGGGTGGCGGGGTTGACAATATGGAAAAATATAAATATATGTTAGGACAGGCGCATGCCTATTCAATAATACTACAGGAAATCTCTAACCTGCTAAACTATAAGGAGCAAAAAAATGAGCAAGGAAACGTTATCGACATCGGAGACCAAAAAGGAAACTCCTAAACATGTCAATGCATTAGAAGAAAAATATAAAGAACAAGCAAAAGAAGAACCCCACGCAAAAAGATTAGATCCAGAAAATATTAGGGAGGTTGTAGATCAACTTCCTGAACCTGTTGGATATAGACTTTTAGTTTTACCTTTTACACCAAAAGAAAAAACTAAAGGTGGTATTTTATTTTCACAAGAACAATTAGACAAAGCTAGAATTGCAACCACATGTGGTTATGTTTTAAAAATGGGAGAACTAGCCTATAAAGATGAAGAGAAATTTATAGAGCCGTGGTGTAAAATAGGAGATTGGGTAATGTTCGCTAGATATGCTGGCGCAAGATTACCAATAGAAGGCGGAGAAGTGCGTATATTAAACGATGATGAAGTTCTAGGTACCATTGGAGACCCAGAATCGATTCTTCATTACATTTAACATAGGAAGGAACTATGCAAGAAGAAAACACAAAACAAGATCAATTAATTGATGTTGGCGAAGAAAACGAAAAGCCGGTTGAAGTTAATTTAGATGAACAGCAACCTAAAGAGGAAGCTGCAAAAGAAGAAAAGGTAGAAGTTGAACAGGTAGAAGCAAGTGAAGAAAACTCTGTTGAAGAAAAAGTAGAAGAGAAAAAAAATGAGTTAAAAGAATATAGTGATGGAGTTCAAAAACGTATTGCTAAATTAACTCGTAAGATGAGAGAAGCTGAAAGGCAAAAAGAAGAAGCCATTGCCTTTGCAGAATCAGCAAAAAGAGATAAAGAAAATATGGAAGGTAGATTATCTAAATTAGATAAAAACTATGTTTCAGAATTTGAAAGTAGAGTTAAGACAAATTTAGCAGCAGCTAAACTTGCGCTTAAAAATGCTATTGAATCTCAAAACGTTGAAGCTCAAGTCGCAGCGCAGGAACAGATTGCTAATCTAACTGTAGATGCCGCAAGACTTTCATCTATGAAAAATAGAGAAGAGCCTGAAAAAGAGAAAGAGGTTAATATTACTCCTCAAAGAAGTAATACACAACCAGCTGCAACAGATCCTAGAGCGGAAGATTGGGCAGCTAAAAACTCTTGGTTTGGAAACGATTCTGCTATGACTTATACTGCTTTTGACATACATAAAAAGTTAGTAGAAGAAGAAGGCTTTGATCCTAAAACTGACGAATATTATACGGAAGTCGATAAAAGAATAAGACTTGAATTTCCGCATAAATTTGATAAGATAGCGGAAACAACTACGGAAAGAGCAAAACCTGCTCAAAACGTAGCTTCGGCTAAACGTTCAGCCTCAACAGGACGCAAGAAAACTGTGAAACTCACATCAACACAGGTAGCAATAGCTAAAAGATTAGGTGTGCCACTCGAAGATTATGCAAAACAATTAAAAATCACGGAAGGAGTATAAGCATATGGAAAATGATAAAATGAAAACTTCACGTGCGAGTCAAACTAGAGAAAAAACTTCTCACAAACAAGTATGGACTCCACCCAACTCACTCGATGCACCGCCTGCGCCAAAAGGCTTTCGACATCAGTGGATAAGAGCTGAATCAATGGGGTATCAAGATACCAAAAACGTTGCAGCTTCATTAAGAGAAGGATACGAATTAGTTAGAGCTGATGAATATCCAGATCAAGATTATCCACAAATGTCTGAAGGTAGATATGCAGGGATCATTGGAGTAGGAGGCCTTTTGCTCGCAAGGATACCGGAAGAGATCGCAGCTCAAATTGAGGATTACTATAATAGGAAGACTCAAGAAAAAGAAGAAGCTATAAACAACGATCTTATGAAGGAAAAGCAAGCTGGGATGAAATTCAGAAATGAATCTGCATCTAGCGTAACTTTTGGTGGTACAAAGAAAAGCTAATTATTTAGCAATTCCTACCCATTAAATTAACTTTAACAATAAAAGGAAACAACTATGGCAAACCAAACAGGCGGCTTTGGATTTAGACAAGCACCTACAGTAGGATCAACTCCTGCTACAGGTGGACAGGCTGAATACATGGTCAAATCAGGCTTGGGTATAGGGATTTTTCAAAACAATCCTGTTTCACAGCAACATACGTCAGGTGACGATGGGTATCTACAAGATGCTACAGCGGACACTATGGACGATGGAATCGCTGGTGGAGCAGATTGGTCAACTGGAACTTCTAATACTCAACCAATCGTAGGCGTGTTTAATGGAATATTTTACATAAATAGTTCTACAAGCAAACCTACTTTCGCTAACCACGTTTTAGCTAGTACTACGTTCGGAACGGACTACAATACTGGATCAAACGACGGAATCGGTTTAGTTAACGACAACCCTATGCAAGAATATGCTTGCAAAGCGGATGCAGCGGTAACTCAAGCAAATCTTCTAAACACTTTTAATCCAACTGATGGAGCAACTGCAGGTACTCAAATTAATGGTCAATCGACTGTTAAATTAGATATTACTGGAACAGCTGCTACTTCTCAATTTAGAATTGTTAGAACTGCAAACGATCCGGAAAACAATGACAACACTGCAGCAAATTCGAACGTAATAGTTCAAATTTCTCCAGCGGCGTCTATTTCTAACTAATAGGAGCAATTAACTATGGCAATATCAAGAGCACAACTAGTTAAAGAACTAGAGCCTGGTCTAAATGCACTATTTGGACTAGAGTACAAACAATATGCTAACGAGCATGCTGAAATATTCGACACAGAAACTTCTGACAGAGCTTTCGAAGAGGAAGTAATGTTATCTGGTTTCGCGAATGCGGCAGTAAAACCTGAAGGTCAAGGCGTAACATTTGATGATGCGCAAGAGACTTACACAGCTCGTTACACTAACGAAACAATCGCATTAGCGTTTGCAATCACAGAAGAAGCTATCGAAGATAACTTGTATGACAGACTTGCGTCTAGATATACAAAAGCGTTAGCGAGATCTATGGCAAACACGAAGCAAGTTAAGGCAGCAGCTGTATTAAACAATGCGTTTAATGCAAACTTTGCTGGTGGTGATACAAAAGCACTTTGTGCTACAGATCACCCAACTTTAGCGGGATCTTTCTCTAACGAGTTAGCTACACCTGCTGAACTTAACGAAACTTCATTAGAACAGTCGTTGATTGACATCGCGGCGTTTACTGATGAAAGAGGCCTAAAAATTGCGGCACAAGGAGTTAAATTAGTAATTCCTTCAGCGCTTCAATTTACTGCTGAAAGACTGATGAAGTCTGCAGGTAGAGTTGGCACAGCTGATAATGACATTAACGCAATAGCGTCAATGGGAATGATTCCTCAAGGTTACGTAGTAAACCACTACTTAACTAACACGAAGAAATTCTTCATTAAAACAGATGTACCTAACGGTCTTAAACACTTCGTAAGATCACCTATCAAAACAACTATGGAAGGTGACTTCGATACAGGAAACGTAAGATACAAAGCTAGAGAGAGATACGTATTTGGATTCTCTGACCCTAGAGGTATCTTTGGTTCTGACGCAGTATAATCGTTAAAACTAATATTTAAAAAGGGGCTTTCGGGCCCCTTTTTTTTGTGCTATATAAAAGTATGTTTGTGAGAGAGAAAGAGATTATAGTTCAATCTAATGTAATACCTACAAAGATTTTAAAGAATCATTTAGTTTCTTTTCCACACAATTTACCAAAATATTTCAAAGATATTCCAAGTAGTTTTTTTGATAATCAAAAAAGAAGAATAAGATCTAAAACAACAATTAGAACTTGTTCTGGATTTATAAATCTTTTTAAAAGAAGTATCCTATTTACATCTCCATACGACATTGAATTATTTATAGAACCAAATGAAATAAGAGGTAGTGTGGGAGGACTTGATTGGACAAAGTATTTTATGCATCACCCTGATTGGGATTTTATTAATTATGCAAATAGTGATTATGCTCATATATTAAAATTTGGTCCTTCTTTTACTATTCAATGTGATTATGTTTCAATGATCTCTAATGCATGGTGGCACATGAATGACTTTGAAGTCATACCAGGAATAATAAATTGTAAAAAACCAATGGAAATGAATGTATTTATACCTATTAAAAAAGAACAAAATCATTTATATATTCCTCAAGGCACTCCTTTGTGTTATATTACCTTTGAAACTGATAAACAGTTAAAATTATCTTTTAAAAATAAAAGCTATAATTATGCAGAACATCAAGGTTTATTTTATAGATTTAGCAACTTGAAAGACAAACTATTAAAGAGTATACTTAAGTAATCATGAAAAATTTTCTAGTTAATATAAGAGCATATGGGTATCATGCGCGTTTTACAGTAGCGTGTGAGGATAGTGCTGAAGCTATTGAAAATTCAATAGTTGACAAACTAGGAGAAAAAGGTGTAAAATGGGAAAAAGACGGATTTACAAGTTCGTCTAAAAAATGGATAACTTATGAGGAGATCCACGATGCAAAACTTATCAGACCTTTACAAAGCGAAAAGGTCACTGGAGTTGAACTGGGAGCAGGAGCATCTTAAAGAGGGTAGATATACTCTCGACATGGTCAAGATAGACCATAAAATAAGAGAGGTCATAAGCGATATAAAAATGGCCGAAGCTATGAGAGCTCACCAGACAAATAAAATTGAGGGTGCAGCACCCGAAGTATCAGTAGCTACTTAATAAAACGCTACATCGTCGAAATACGTACATTCACTACGCAATCTCTTGCACTCTATTAAAATCCACTGTATGTCTTATTAATTAGAATGATAAAGGTCAAAGAAAGAAAAGCAGGTTTAGGTTTAAATTGGGTTAATTTAAAAACCACAGAAAATAAATCCTCTCTAGGATTAGAAGTTCCTTATTGGTTTTGGAAAAGTGATAAATTAAATTTTGATCAAAAAAAATCAGTGTCTTTTTTATTAAAAAAAGAAAAAGAGATAATAAATAAATATCCCGCAACTCACGATGGAGGTACAGGTTTAACTAATGGTTTAACTGCAAGATATCAATTTTTTAATTTTTTAAAATTTAAATCCTCTGCATTAAAAGGATTACAAGAACATATAATAAAAAATATAAGAATGTGTGTTAATAAATTTAATAAAGAAGGAAAGAATATTCCTACCAATGATTTATGGATTATTTGTTGGTTTAATGTTTTAAGGAAAGATGAAAAAATAGGTCAACATAAACATCGCTCTTTGTTAGATTCTGAAAAAAGCTTTTTAAGTGGCCATTTAACTATTCAAGCAGAATCTACATCCACCTATTACCTTTCAGTTTGTGAAAACCAAGGCTGGTGTATAGAAAATATTCCAGGTGAAATGATTATTTTTCCTACATATTTGCCTCATTATACAGACACAACATTATCTAAAAGCCCTAGAATTAGTGTTGCTTTTGATGTGTATGATAGAAAAGATCTAGCTGAACCGACGTTTATAGATTGGGGCACCTGTATTCCTCTTCATATATAACCTTCTTGCACTCTACTCAAAATTACTATATATTTTAATCACTATACATAAACAATAACTAGTGAATATAGACGCGTATAGTCGACACACCCTAGGTGACTATATTTACATATTCTAGGAGGAATATAAAATGGCAAATACTACATTTTCGGGACCGGTAAGAGCGGGAACGATTTCAAACACAACAGGTACAACACTTGGATCTAACATTGCTAATGTTGGACAAGTTGTAATGTCTCAATCAGTAAAAGTTGATATTATTGGTGCTTCACATTTAAATCAAGTTTGCGCAGTAGTTCCAGCAAATTCACAAATAGTAGACGTTATTCTTAACGTAACTACAGTGAATAATGATGGTGGTGCAGCAACTATTTCAGTGGGAACAGTAGCAGATGCAGACGCATTTATAGCTACAGCTAATGTTAAAGCTTTAGCAACTACTCACGGTACTTTAGATACAGAAGCAACTAATGTTGGCACAACTGACATACAAGTTCTTGCTGATTTTACAGGTGCTAATGGAGATGGTACAACTGGTGCAGCAACAGTTACTGTTATGTACATACAAAATAATTCTGTTCAAGACGCAGTAGATTTATAATAATTAATTAAGTGTGGGCTTCGGCCCACACACAATTTAACAGGAGATATTAATGGGAACATATGTTTCAAATGTACAAACAAAAAGATTAACTACAACTGGAACTGTTTCAGCAGGACCAGCTAGATTGTTAGCTATTTATTTCGTTGCAGACACAACAGCAGGATCTATCGAATTAAAAGACGGTGGAGCAGCTGGAACTTCAAAAGCAGTATACGATACGCCTTTAGGTGCATCTACAGCTGGACAAGAAACTACTTATCAAATTAACATTCCAGGTGATGGAATTAGATTTGAAACTGATGTACACGCAACGTTAACGAATGTTAATAAAGTAACATTTACATTCGGCTAGGAATTTAAATGGCTACAATAACTTACACAGTAACCGTAGCGACGGGGACTACTCAATATGGTACCGGTAATAGATATTATATTAACGGAGAGTTAGCTCCTGTACTTTATTTACAAGAAGGTAATACTTACATTTTTGATACTTCTGATAG